TTGTCCGGAACAAACGGACAATTCCTACACACATATTTCCACCTTGTTTTATTTATCATAGGCTCCAAAATTACAACCCCGGTTTTCTGTATCCTAAACAGAAAGGACATTCCGGGTTGATAGGGCGAGCGAGGTATGTTCCACGACATACACGGCATTGGTAAGTTACCCAATCCCAATTCATTGCTTCGCCCCCAAATGAACTTGATGGCAAATCCTGCAATATCGGATTTCCATTCCTCGCCAAACTCCGTGACGATCTTGAAGTTCACGCATGAGTTTGCAATATATGTTCATTCTTCTTCCTCCTTGTAATCTAAGTCAATAAGAAGTGCAACCAATTCTTTTTTTGATAATTTCATCAAACGGTTGCTAAGATGAGTAATCTTACATTCAATCATTCTTCTTCCTCCGTGTAAGTGCAATTTGCACACTCGCAATCATGCGGTGTTCTCCTGAACAACCATTTTCCATCAATCTTCACCTTGTAGTAGACTTTCGCCATGGTGCTACTACAGGCTTCGTGTATATAAATGTATACACCTATAAATTATTATTAACCCTATCATGATAGGTTCTTCTATGGCAGGCGCAAATCTCCCGGCAAAGAAGTATACAAAAACCTCACCCACTATCACTCGATTGAGTTTCGAGTGCTCCGGTGGTGCAACTCAATTTATCGATGTTGGCAAGGCATTATCGATTCTTAACAGAAAATTCTACCGTGCTGGTGTTTACTACTATGTGAACTCAGTCGAAATCTACAACAACGAAACTGGTGTTGTTGATCTACATACTCTCCCCGACAATTGGATCACGAAGAATTCGTGGAATCGGGGACTAAAATTATTCCAAAAGATGAATGCAATGGTTGCTCCTCCATTGTCTTCAGGCTTCAAGCCAAAGTATCACGATTTTAAGGTGTTCATGTCACAATTACACATGAACACTGGAAGCCTTGAACCTCGCCTGCATGGTATCAATGCTCAAGCCAGTGCTTCCGGTATGACTCCGGGTGACTGGGAATACTCTCAATTCGTCTCTGCTGATGACGACCAAGACAACACTGCAAATGCTGATGAATTCTATGTTCATATGCTTGGAGGACACCTCGGTGATCCTGACAATTGGCAATCAGTTGGATTGATTAAATCCTACCAAGATTCTCGAAGAACAATTAGCACCACCGATGTAGTAGATTCACCTACATCTGCTGGTAACGAAGATCCACTTCTGAATGTCTTTGACTTCAGTTCAGAAGAACAAATGAACGACATTATCACACGATTGGATAATGACAATGACAATGCCCCTTACGATGAGGACTTTTACATCGGGCGGCATAGTAGTCACATGCAACATGTAGCCCGGATCGGTACCGAGACCGGAGTAGGGCGTATCGGACGGGCAAGCGGATTCTGCGCACCGTTCGGTCTAATTTGCGTCGACCCTCACGGTGTCTCTACAGACTTCCGGGTCGTCCTCAATCTTGCCGTTGGTACTTACCACGGTGTCTATGCGGAGCGTGCTTGAAATGGAAGCAGAAACCGCAACCCAAGTCAAGAACACGGCCACTGCCGCTCGTGTTCTCTCCTACATCAAAGACAACCGAACCGAAATGATTGCTCTTGCAATATTGGTTCACCTCCTCGGTCTCAGTGACCGTGTTCTTGGCCAACTCAACGGAGTGTGTTTGTAATGGCAAGGCGAAGAACTACAAAGAAAGGAAAGACCACTTACGGGAAACCTTTCGCAAAAAAATCCCGATCTGGCAAATTCAAGAAGGGAACTAAAATTCAATATAAATATGTGAACGGACGTCGAGTCGGTGCACGAAAAGCACGGAAGTGAGATAATCGAACTACGATCGTGCGAACAATGCGACTCAACCAATATCTCAGTTGAGTATATCAAAGTCCAAGACTTGATGCATTGCATTTGCACACGTTGTACATACGAGTGGGTAGAATGAATCAATACAAAGAAGAATGGATGCATCGTTGCATGCTTCTCCCTATGCAAGCCATGTCATCGTCGATTGATGAGATGGAACAAAATCAACGCAAGTTAGACCAAGATGCTAAACTTGCAAAAGCATTCAATAGAACAGCAAAGGCAGCACTTGTTGGTGCTGCTCTTGCCGCAAGCGATGGCCCACTTCCAGTAATGGATTTCGTTGGGCTTGGTGTTGCCTCACTCATGGCAACTATCGCATGGGTTGACTATTTCTCATAATCCCAAAAGTTCTACACTGCACCTTGTCTTTGACTAGGTACTTGGAAACATAAACAGCTGTCTTTCTACGATTTTTGACTGCTTGATAGTTGATACGACCCAAACCGATCGACATCAACTGCTCGCACCATTCACTCAACTTAGAATAGTGAATGTACGGTGCGATCGCAACCATATGCACATGCGCATGAAACTTGTATTTCGGATGTGTAAAATTATCTAAGTCTGGTAGCCACTTGTAAGTGCATTCCAGAACATAACTTCCTCCTTCAACACCGTTCTCTTGAAGGATCGCCCTGGCTCGGGGCAGGAGTTTACCCAGTGCACGGATTTCATCTTCCCTACTGGTGAGGCATCCGTCATATGAAAACCATTGAGAAGGCAAAGCGAAAGTCAACAATTTCGGAACCTTTCGTCCGTCCTTGTAGGACTTTGCCACTTCGTGGATGCGGTCCATACGCTTACCCATCCTCGTAGCACGCCTGTACTTTGCTTTACAGGCATTACAACGGTCCGGCAGGTTAAGTGGCTTCTTGCCTAATTCACCGGTCCGTTTCGATATACGCATTGTCTTGGCGTAGTCCGGCTTGTCCGGAATCCATCTCATACGCCAAGTCTGGAGTGGTCGTACATACGATCCACAGAATGCGGGAACCTTGTCCGGAACAAACGGACAATTCCTACACACATATTTCCACCTTGTTTTATTTATCATAGGCTCCAAAATTACAACCCCGGTTTTCTGTATCCTAAACAGAAAGGACATTCCGGGTTGATAGGGCG